ACAACCGCAGCAAAGCACTTCAGGAGGACATGGGGGATTTGGAGGTTCACCGCACCGACATCCATCTTCATCAGGGGGGAATCCGTCAGGGCAAACTCCACATAACTCATTAGAACACTCTACTCCCTCACCGGCAAAGGCACCATTTTCCAGTGCATCACAGACTGATTGCAAAACTTCTGAACACACCACTTGACCAGTTGGAAGTGTAACACAGCAAGCACCCTTTATAGGACAATCTTCTTCAGAGCAATTAGGTTCTCCGTTTGCAACATCTCTCCAAATATCATTGTCGTCTTGACATTCTGTTAGTGGAACATTGTCATTGCATTCATATTGACCTTCTTCCATTATCCATTTACAGCAAGAACCGTTTGGTGGAGTTGGACATGGATCTGAAGAACATGCCGTGTTATCAAACCAAAGACCAGTGCATTGTTCTTCGTATGTTTCATTGCATTGATAAGAACCATCCGAAAGTTGTGTGCAACATGCGAATTTGTCATTGATACTAGGACATGGATTATCTGCACAGACAACTGGTGCGTTTTCTGAATTAAAACCTTGCCATTGTCCACCTTGAGCCAAACACTCTTCTTCTGATTTTCCGTCTTCACAAGTATAACTGTCGGTGCCAAAATTGTAAGTACAGCAAGCCGCTCTTTCATCTAAATCATTAATGCAACAATCAATATTTGCACATTGTGTTGCATGGCCCATGAAGACACCACCTCTGGCGTGACAATCATAAACATAAACTGAATCTTCGCAATATTGCTCTTGTCCTTCTGCTCCAGTAAAACCAAAGCAGCAAGCACCTTCATATTTAATGGCTTCGCAGCAATTAACATAACCACATCCTGCTGGAGATCCCGGCGGAGGAGAGATTGAAACGCCACCTAAAATTTCTTCGCATTGAATTTGGGAATAATCACCCAGACATTCGCCGTTTCTACAACATGCTAAAGGTGCTTTACATGGATCGTAACAGAATCTATCTCTGTTAGATGCATCGGGATCATTTGGATATGTCGGAGTGTTATCTTCTTCTGTGTCTCCACCCTCTCCGGGGTTATCAATGTCTGGACCATCAAATCCTAAGTTTAAGCCTGGATTTTCGGTTTCCTCTTCTCCGCAGGCTACACCAACCCAGTAAGTTCCGTTATAGAATTCACACTCTTCAGGACTTACATCACCGTTACACTCACCCTGAGAGCAACAAACTCCCTTTCTTTCGCCACAACCATTTGCACATGACTGGAATGCAGAATACTCTCCACCCAACTCTTGAGTGCAGGTGAATTGATCAACAAAGTCAATACATTCAAATCCGGTATCTGATGAACTTAAGCAGCAGGAACCAAAAGATCCAGAATTTTGACAACTAGTAACTCCATATCCCCTTGCCGCAAATGTAGCAAACCATTTATATGGTTGATTGAGTGCGGTGAAGTCTTTTATTGCAGTGAAGTTAACAATATCTGACCCACAACTAAAGTAGTCTTCTCCTTCTTCGAAGAATACATGATCAGGGAATTTCCAGAAATAATTTCCATTCACAACAGCGGTGAAACTAATAACTTGTTCATAATCATCATCGAGTTGATATCCAGTGAATCCTTGAATACCAACTCCTGGCCAGTTTGCGTTAATATTAATCATTGTCCCGGCAGAAACATCCAAGAAAATACCTTCACCGGGTTGAGCATCACCTTGTCCTGTTGCGATTGATCCAGTAATTCCGATTACATCTGTTGCAGAAAAAGGTCCGACTGATTGTGTTTTGTCGTATGTTTTTAGTGCCGATCCAGTATCACTGGTAGATCCCATAAAGTCCAAAGCATTTCTTTTTCTGTTTGGATTTATAACCGAAGGAGATTGTATTGATAAATTATCAGCGGTTGTTGAGTGAACTACATTTTCTTGAAAAAGATACGCAATTCCGCTTGCACCACTGAACCCAATTGCAATTTCGGATGCCGATAAAGTTGCTCCAATGATTACTGAGGTTCCATCTCCAGTGACCTCTATAATACCGTCACCAGTAATGGAAACAAACTCAAAGGTATTTCCTTTAGTAGTTCCATCAGGTCCACTAAGGAATAGTTTAGATCCGGTAGTTGTTAAATTTTCCCCGGTAACTTCACCTGACCAAACAGAAAAATCACCAGTCAATCCATCAATTGTAATTTCTGTATCATCGGTGAGAACGAGTACAAGTCTACCATCACTCGCATACTTACTGCTTATAACAGATGGACCACTGGCTCCTGTCTCACCAGTTCCTCCAGTGGGTCCAGTATTTCCAGTTGGTCCAATAGGTCCTGTTGGTCCGTCTGGTCCTGTGTTACCAGTAATAGCACTTACTGCATTTATAGAACTACTTCCTCTGCTCATAGTAAAACATCTCCTCCGCACGCGCAAGGACCAGATCTATCATTACAGTCCAAAATAATCGGATATGATTGTGGGTTGTAGCAAAGTGGGCTTGCAACATAAATTGGTATTCTCTTGATAAGTCTCACCTTTGCCGTTTCATTTGTCTTGTGCTTACTATATATGTCACCAATCGCGCCAGATTGAGAAAATTCTTGAGCGAAGGAATAGTAACCACTTGCCGCTTTATATGCAAGATATGGATCACTCAACCAAGGAGATGAAGCGTAATCTGTCTCGGTTTCTGCACCCAACCATTCTGAGGGTCTTCCGTATGGGAATTCTGAATTAGACTGTTTAATCTTTCCTGATGTCGAAGACCAATAAGTTCCGGACATGTTTAAGTTAATGCCTTTAAATTGCTGAACATATAGCAGATGATTTAATTCAGTAATACTTGGAACATACCATTGGCCATTTACGGTTCCCATCGCAGTTCCTACATTCTGAGCGTCCCACATTTGTTCGTAGAAAGTTCTAAATTGTTCCGGTAGATTTTCGATTTCTGTTTCTGTCGCATCACTCGGCCAAGGATTAAATGTTTCATCCACCCATCTATTGTATGCTTCCGGATCAAACCCAAATACATTATCCCAGAACCATAAATTTGTATTTTCGTGTAACCGAGGATCTCCGTGCAATCTGGAATTTAAGTAACCGTCTGTCGGAGATGTTGCCCAATTTTTCAGAGGATCTTGAAGAATTCCCAAACCAATTCTATTCGCCGGGCCCCAACTAAATTCAGAACCACCACCATCCAATTGTTCGTCCTGATCCTTAACAAGAATTGCCCATCTTCTATCGACATTATATCCAGATCCATATATTTCTGTTGCTAATTCGTTATACTTTGCTCCGTCATCTGGATCATAAAATTCTGTCGTATCATCAAAAGGATTGTTTAGAAGCAACCCAATTTCAGAAAGATGTCCGCGCTTGTAGTTTAATTCAACTGATTGTCCGGAACCGCTACCCATATTTCGAACATGAATTGCAGGTAAGTGATCACATGGAGAGACTGTATTATATCGACCCACAGTTGGTTGATAAGAAATTCCAGGTCTACTGCTCCCGAGAACTGCAAGTTCCCGAATTGTTCTACCATAAGCCCCTATCGGATAATCTTCTCCGGCGCACTCGTTTGCCGGATACCCAAAGTAACCAGCATATTTTTCATTTGGATTTATTTCCGCTCCAAGTTCATATGAGTGACACGGATTAAGACTTACTTGGCATTGTTCATTTAAGGTATCAAGACATTCGGGATCTAATTCTCCAGTTAGAGGATCTGTACAGGGATCTGTACAGCATCTTCGAAGTATTGCATCTCCATTATCACTATATCCAACAAGAACTAAATCACCTACATCGGAATCGTCATTACTGTCATAGCAAGAACTTCCTGCACCTTGATAATGTCCACCTGCTTGATAGCATTGAAGTGCGGTATAGTTATCATAACAATTGGTTCCGGGAACCCCACCTTCTTCTGAACTAATGCAGCAGGCACCGGGGAACGAATCAAGACAGCAATTATATCCGTTAGGATTGTCTATTGGATCATAGGGCTGACAATTTTTCCCTGCATGGAAAATTCCATTCACTAGAGCGCAATTTTCTTCGTTAAACGAGTAGCAAACTCCATTGATACAACAAGCACCATCTTCTCCGGGACAAATATCTGGACATTGACCTAGAGCAGCACATGTTACCAGGTCAGGGAAAGCGATGCCGTTAAACTTGTCACATTTTTCTAGACTTGTATCAACGCAATTTCCATTCACACAACAGGGAACCGTATCTTGACATTCCGGTCCTTCATCTCTAACCGCACATGCAGTGGTTCCAAATGTTCCTAAAAGATTATCACAATAAGACTTTGTTACATAATCTAAACATTGAGTGCCATATTGTCCGGTTACAATATCCGGAGAAGAGCAGAAACAACAAGAACCGACTGTATCGTTAAACGAAGACATGGTAATACCGTGTGGTTTATGTCTTGCAAATTCAAAAGTTATTGGAGTGTCATCCCCTCCAGTTCCTATATCAATAAATGGTTTTAATTCAAAATTGCCATAGATTGTCGAAAATCTTGTTTGTGCTGCATTTTCATACAAATCGTTTTTTGGTAAAACAAAGCCCTGAACATTATCTCCTGTTACTGCTTTGCTTTGATTTATACCTGCATATTCGTTGTAGTTGGATACACCGGGTAAAACATCAAAGTTTGCAGGGAAGATCCAGTTATTTGCGTAGGATTGATCCCACCCAAAAAACTCAGCGTAAATATCACTAGCAATTCCTCTCTCGATGAGTCGAGAAACTACAGCGGAAAAAGTGTTACCCAAAAATGCATTTAATTGATCAGTGGATGCAGATCCACTATTTCCTCCATTTGTATAGAGAAGTTGTCCTATTTCTCCGATTCTGCCGGGAAGAGTGATTCCTTCGAGAATGAGCATTTCATTGGCATCACCACGAACATTTACTCTATTACCTTGAACATTTAAAGTTCTAAATTGCGCTGTTTTCGGAACTAATCCTGTACCAACTCCAACAGAATCTACGAAACCTCTAAATATTTTAGCATGATCTAATAGATCTGAGTTTTCGTTGAATATAGAATATTTAGCATTAACGAGAACCCCATCGGAGGTTTCTCCAGTAAATCCAATCAATTCAAAGGTTGTCCCATCAACGAGAGTAAAAGTAATTCCTTTTATAACTCCACTCTCGAAAGAAACGGCACCAGAAATACCAACTCCAGTTGCTCCGGTCGGCCCAGTTGCACCTGTATCTCCAGTGTTGCCGGTAGGACCAGTTGGACCAGTTGGACCAATTGGACCTTGATCTCCTTTAATTACTCTTAAAAGTCTGCTGCTTCCTCTGAATGGCATTAGATATCTCTCAGTACTGGCGGAACTAGCCAGGATTTGTCTAGTTGAAGATCGGGCGAAGATCCGGTTGTTCCATAAAGACCATCACACCTTATTAGCCTGATAGGTCTTACCTTGTATTTATTATTAGTTCTATGTTTCCTTGCAGATTTAAAATCTGTCAAAGCACCAGATTCAGGGAACTTCATTGCCCATGCAACACTACCAGGTCCATCAACGGTTCCACTGAATGCCGCTTTACCTTCACCCGCAGTATTACCGTTAAACGAACCCGTGGAAGACCAATACCATCCGAGGAAAGGTGTTCCTCCATTCATCAATAGTTCACTGTTTAAATCAAAACTATACGGCGAGTTTCCGTCTCTCAAACAATGCGAAGCAAGGAATCCTAATTCATCATGACTAGGAAGATACCAAGGAGAAACAGTTTCTGGATTTGCAGTTATCCCCTGCATTTCTGATGTTAATCCGTCAGGCAAGAGTCTAACTGCACGGGCAGAGGTGTAATCTCCACCTGTGATTGATGGGCCGAATATAGTAGAATCAAAGTTTCCTCTTGAATTGAAATTAATATATTCTGCGTTGTCCGCGTTGACCATTCGAATGGTGTTGAACAGTCCCCAATTTCTTCTCCAAAAACCATTTGGACTTCTTGGAGGTATGGATGCGATTCTCAGATTCCAATCTGATCCGAGTGATCTTGCATATGCACACGAAGAAACCAAACCTTGTTCTAGCACACATGCTGCACCACCAACGGCAATAGATGATGTCCAGAACCCCTCTAGATATCTTCCAATGTCTGAGTATTCTTCATCATAAATTCCATAATTCTGCGCTCTTGGATTTTGTAAGTTTATTGTTGGACCCCACGAAGAGCCGTAATTTGACCACACAAAATTCTGCGTGACTCCCCGACCCGGTGTGACCAAATCTCCGTTTCCATCCACTGCAACTGGATCCAAAGAGACAACCATAAGGTATGAATCAGGTCTGCTTTCATTTTCCCCGGGCATCGTATTGGAATTTATATCTGCACAAGAAACTTGTTGTTCACCTGATGCTCCGAAACCATAACCATGATGATCATATGGTGTTCTATAAATATCCGCAGTAATTTCAGACATGCTCATATATTGGCCGGTAGTACCACATTCATTCGTGTATGTTGTACTTTGACCTACAAATTGTTTTTCTGCACCCGCAACTTTTGCATAGTAAGGATTGAATATTCCCACAACCAATCCACCTGCAAATAAATCTCCAGGCTTCACTAATTGATTATCAACAATACCAAAGCATGAAACACTGTTTACATTTGGACATACTAATTCTGCACATGTTGAACCATTCCCCGCATAAAGTCCACCTGCATCCAAACAGTCGTCAAATTGTTGACCATCTATACAAGAATTTTTACCCAAGCAGCAGGAACCAGTTCCAGTAGAACAAATGTTTTCATCAAAATAGTCTAAGCAAGATATTCCAACACCTCGGAAAAAACCACCATCTTTGATGCAGTTAACTTCATTCTTTTGTTCGCAAACGCCCAGTCCATTACAACACGCTCCAATACCAACCGCAGCAGAGGGGCATGAAATATCATTACAAGACTTACCATTTCCTCCGAATGTAGTTTTGATTCCGTCTTGACTGTTTAGAGTTAAGCACTCGTCGCATGTTAATAAATTACATTGTGTTGAATTGTAGATTTCATTGTATATGCAACAAGGTCCTCTTTGATTGCAAATTCCCTCTCCAGTGTTTCCTGTGTTACCACAAGTTGTTCCGACTCCATGAAAAAATCCAATGCAACCACTAATCGAAGACTCGATGCATATACCATTTCCTTCGCAGCAGGCACCCGTTGCTTCGACTGCTCCCTGTTGACCTGGATTAAAAGGATTGTTTGTTCCCGAAGAAAATGGTTCCAAATTATTGCAACCGAAAGCAGTGTTGCCGGTTTCAGTATTATCACCCCACTTAACTAAGTTTCCATACCATTGATTCGGAATCCAGAAGAAGTTAAATATGTCAGTGGATCCACTAAAACATGGTTCTTTATCAAAGGGGAAAGATACATTAGATGAAAATCTTTGTGTTAGAGGCGTTGTTCCTGTTGCCCCTTTTACGATAAGAGTAAAAGAATTTCCATATTGGGCATTTGCTGGTGATTCTATATTGAAAAGAACAGGACAACTGGGATCACAACCCTTTGCATTTAAATCTATCTTAAAAAGTTTTGCTTCTTCTGGATTGATACTAAAACTGTAAGCATCTAAACCTTCAACTTGGTTTCCTCCGTCCAAAGTTATTCCAGATAAGGTAATTTCTCTTGCTGTTTCTCTATAGTCCTTCACCGTGAAAGAAAGAGTTTTGGTGCTTGGATCATAGTTGGTATTATCGATGGATACAGGATTTCCACCTGCACCAGAAGAAGTAAATGTGATTAGAGAATTTTGTGATGTTACTCCTGTTAAGTTTAAGTAACCAGTTTCCAACTCACCAAAATCATCTACAGTAACAACAATTTCTTTATCTGTTTGGGTTACATCAACTAGATCACCGCTGGTTAAAGTGTTACCTTTAATGCTTCGAAGAGTTAATCCAGAATAATCAACACCAGCGGATGAAAGAAGGGTAATCCCGGTTCCCTTATTATCACCCGTAATTCCTATTCGTGCAGTGCCAGTAGGTCCTTTTATAACAAAAGAACTGAGTACAAAAGTTCCATCACTGAATGTCGTACCAAGAATACCCGCATTATTTAAATTGTCTATCGAAGTTATATCTATTCCGGTATTACCCGTTGGACCGACTACTCCTGAACCCGTGTTACCAGTCGGTCCAGTAGGTCCGGTGTTTCCAGTGGGTCCAGTTGCAGCGGTAGCACCTAATATGGATATTCTACTGCTACCGTAAATCACTAAGATGCTCCGTTAATAGTATTTTCCAATGTTTCTATTCTAGAAATTATATTGTCTAATGTTGATGAAACATTAGAATATGTATTACCTAAAATTAATTCAGATAAAACAGTCATGTCTTCTACTGTAACATTTCTTGGAATACTAACTCCAACAACATCCCTCACTTTAACTAATGTTTTGAAAGGAGGAGTTATATCAGTGTTAAATATATTGAAAACAATTGGACTGTTATCAACAACAGTTGGAACCATAACTGAAGTTATTGTTGATGATCTGATTGTTCCGGTTAGTGGTTGGCCGGGCGAAGAAAGAACTACTGAAACGGGATAAGTGGTATCAGATATAAATTCTTGCGCATTTATCGACATTTGAACTTTAACTGAACTGCCGCCTTGGACTGATTTAATAATTCCAGTTGTATAAACTATACCCTGCGGTGTTTTTTGTGTTATGGTTGCCCCGACAAGCGTAGATGTGACTGTGATTCCTGTTAATTGCAGAGTTTGTATAAAACCAAAAGATTTACCTGCAAACGCATAATAATCAGGATATAATATTACATCTAAATCTAATGGGGTGCTTGTGGATGTTGAGGTTTCCACCCATCCATTTGGCACTATAGATGATCTTGGAACTTTTATGAAGGATCCAATAGGTAAGGCACTCTGTGTCTCTGCAACTAAATCTCCACCTATTTGATATCCGATATAATTTAAAACTTGGAAGTTATAAGATCCAGCAGAGTCTGATATTCTTTGTAGTACTGGTTTTGCGATCGTTCCAGGCTCTGTTGGTGCTAGATTCATAAATCCACCAGAAACTCCATCACTTAGGAAGAAAATATCATTCCCACCAGATGCGCCTAAAGTAGATCCAAAACTATCCTGATTGTATTCGAAATTAGTTTGGGGGTGGTTTATGGTTCCACGAAGAACAACAGTCAAATTTCCATTAGTATCAATTGCTTCAACTACACCAACTACTTCAGCATTTTCGTTGTTATTTCCTTGAGATCTTCGATATGTTCCAGTTGTTCCAAATGGAGTAGGCTGAAATCTAATCGCATCTCCGTTTGTAATACCTGCATCCAGAGTGTAAAAATCGGAAGTAGCATCTAAATTTAAAACTAGTCTAGAAGGAATACCGTTTGGGTTTTGAGTAACACTGTTACCCTGTAAATTGGAACTTGCGCTACAGCTCATTCTTATGTCCTCTTAAAGTTCTTGTTAATATCTGCATCTGCAACATAATGAACTGCAATCTTATCGCCCTCTAGTACACCACCAAGAAGATCTAAAACGAATCCATCTTTAGATACTTCACTTGATATAGTTGGATTTCCTGTAATTGCAGTTCGAGTATTTCCTTTAACATTTTTACTACCAGATGTTTTTCTTAGATCAAGTGCTTCATACGAATTAGTTGCGCTTAAGTTTAGTGCATCTCCAAGAGTTCCAGAACTAGGAGAGAAGAATTGAACAGATGGAACTTTTCTTGTGCTAACATCAAACTTTTGGTAGTGAGTGTTTGTTACATCATTTTGGAAAACGACGGGAGTAATATCAGATCGAAGAGGATTGGTCATTGTTGCAGTTTGGGGCGCAACCTCCACATCGTATGATTTTTGATATCTTCTCTTTAGTCGATTTAACTCTGTGTTATAATCAATTGCTGTTGGTTTGCTCGCATAATTACCCTTTTCAAGTATAACTTGCGCAAGATCAACAAACCCAGAAGCTTCAATCAGATCAAATCCAATTGATGCATAATGATCACCTTGAACCTTAGTGCCTCCCGGTTCAACACCCTGAAGTGCCACTTTATATCTTTGCCAGGAAGTTCCAAGAGAAATTGTTCCTAATTTCTTTTCATTAAACGCAGTGCCTGTTCTTGATCCATCAAGGAAGTATTGATTATAACTTATATTGATGGGAGTTGATGAGTTTTGGGCCTTTGCGTAGAAACTTAAAATATACGGAGTGTTCGATGCAACTTGAGAATCAGGTATTACATTTTCTAATCGCAAGAAATCAGAATCAGGGCCAGTTGATCCAGTTGAACCTCCTGTGGCTCCACCAGTTGTACCAGTCACTCCACTTAAAGTAGATGTATATCGAGTATAATACTCGGGCGAACCAAGAACTTCGGTTTGTGCCAAATCGAATTCTTTTCTTTCAATTCTGAATGTTCCTGTTGCAGAACTATTCGTTGGTCGAATACCATTCATTACTTTCCATGAGTCAGCAAAATACCACCCATCATCTGCTGTATTTGCAGTTTTATCTAAAACTCCTCTTTGCCAGAATGTCATCGCTCCATTCTCTGCTTCGTTAAAGGAGGGACCATCTTGGCCAAATTCACCGCGAGGATCTGAGCCATCACCGGAGTCATTTCCGGGTCTGTCAACACGAGACAGATTTGTAGAAAGCAAAACTGGATCTCCGGGGAACGAGCCTGATAGAGGGATCCCAACTTGAAATGATGTTTGCAATCTTGTGATTTGCCCTGCACTGTCTTTATATGCAACAGGACCGAACACCGGATCTGAGGTGGGAGCAACATAATAATTTGATGGGGTGACATAAATGGCGGCGTTAGCGCCATTGCCGGGATTAGTATTTACTCCAGTTATAATTCCAGCCATATTACCATCTTGTGGATAAAATACTCCAGATAAAGTGATTTCTACTAATGTACCATCTTCACCGCCAGGGAAACTTTTAATGAAACCGACGAAATCATTTATAGAAGGTTTCCATGAGTTTGCACTATTCTTAAAGTCTGGAGGACTCATAGGAGGAATGTCAGGATCGTTTGCAGATGTTAGATAGTATCCTCCATATATTTCACGAACTGCGGCTGTAGCACTTGGCGCTAGATTACTTGCAACAAAAGTCGATGGATCTGTATATTCTGTGTCCATTACATCGAGTCGATTTGGAGTAATAGCCGTTGATCGTGTTTTTGATATTGCTGATCCCACTCTTAACTGTGTTGTACCTAGAGTAAATCCATCAAGTCCGTATGACAAATCAATGATTGCGCTGTTAACTGCAATAGCACCAGCACTCGCACCAGACACCCCAGAACTTTCTCCTAAGAGTTGTCCTCTATAATGAAGAACACTTCCTCGATCACCCGATAGTCCGAGCAAAACAGGCTTTGAAACAAGTCCTGCGATATTTGGTTCTGTTTTTGTTATTTTTCCTTTCGTCGTAGAAAGGAAGTAAACGCAGTTTGTAAGAGTATTTCCAGTGTCGAGAGATCCGCTCCAGTCACTTAATTCCAAGTTACCATTAACAATAACATCAACATAATTTGATCCAACAGAGGAAACTAGACCAACAACTTCCGCATTTGTACCACTAGAAGAATCTGCAAGAGTTAAACCAATTCCATATGTTCCTCCGGGGACATTTCCGTCGAATGGAATAGATCTAACCGCATTACCGAAAGTAAAGCCAGCAGTTCCACCACTTTCTCCTGCATACATTCTTAAACCAGTCGGAAGATTGAGCGCGGATGTGTAGTTTAGAATCCCATTTATAGTTACATCACCCTGAAAGGTTACACCTTTGCTTATAGAATCACTAATAGAAACTAAAATATCTCCAGCAGAAGCACCTTCTCCTGACGCTGTAGTACCAACTAGAACATCAATACCATCACCAGAAAGACCATCAAAAACTTTGATGTTGTTCAATTTAGCAATTATTTCATTATTGGTTTTATTAAACCAATCATAAAAGGTATCACCTTGATCCAAAGAACTTATTTGAAATAAATTGTCTTCTACGCCCATTGTTTGTTTCCTCTAGTTCTATGTATTACGATCAAAAAAGTAATCCATTCATAAATCGATAAGTATTTGAAGAATCTACGGTAAACAGAGGAGCAAATTCATCTGTTGATTGTGCTTCTCCTCCATTAATTGTTCCTTCAGAAAAAGTCGCAGACCATCCAAGAACAGCGACTATATATCTGTCCGCTCCCTCTGCGTTAAAATCAGAATCTCCGGAAGAATTATCATATAAATTTGGATCAGAATTTGGACCAACTTTTAAAGTTGTTACATTAAATCCTACAGTTCCCGTAGTATCTGCTGGTATATTCAGAGGAGGAATAAGCGGTATATAAACCCAATGTTTTAGATTGGTGTTTGGTTCTCGTACAAGATACCATCCCGGATTGGCAGTAATTTGATTATTGTTTCTTGTAATCAAATCAGGAGAGAGAGGTGTAGCACCATCCCACCCTGGTCCATTAACTTGAATTCCCTCTGGTGGGTTCATCGTATTAGAATTTATCCAATTTGAAATCATTGTAGTTGTCAGAGTGCTATGAACATACATCATTTCTTGTATTTCATTTAATTCTGATGCTTGAAGAGCATAACCAGGCTTAAAAGCAACTCCAACATAGTTTCTAAGAAGTGTAGTATTGCTGCTGAAATACTCAGAGAATAATCTACTATAATATGGAGACTCAGTGAATGGTAAATTTTGATTTTCGTCGAATGGGCTGAATGACAATTGATTTCTCCTATTGATCTAGCAAAAATATAAATCTAAAGTTTCTAGTTGGACGATTACTGCTTGCATCTGTTGGTATATCTATTTGGGCAGAATTACTAAAAAGAAGACTTCCGCTGTTTGGTTTAATTACTGGAAGTGTTGCATTCGTTATCAAGAATGTCTCAGTACCTCCACCCGCTGTTGTGACAGTAAAACTGCTACCGACTGTAAATGAATTTGGGTTTGGTGTTGCGATCGAAACATCTGCTCGGTTGGTGAAACTTGCATCTCTTTCGAACGAAGTAACGGTTCCTTTTACAGCACCAGTGGATGTTGCAAATACACTATTAGCGACTGGAATAAATTCATCGGTTGTAATAGTAGTATTATCTTTCTTTCTTATTCTAATTGAAGTAAGATTTGAATTTGTACTCTTCTCGGAAATATTTTTGGTTTTCGCAAAAATCGTTTCGTCAGTGTTTAGAACATTCTTAATTATACCATATCGGGTAAATGATTTTTGATCAATAACAGAACTGATTTCAGAATCTTTTATCGCAATATTGAATAAAAGTTTAGATACATTCAATAATTTTCTTGGATCGTCTTCAATATTATCTTCAACATCGTCCAAACTTAAATCAATTGCATTTGTAAGTAAAGTTTCTATGGTATTTGTTGCTGCATCAGGAATACTTAAAACATAATCTTCGCTGTAGTTTTTACCTCTATTTTTAATTTCTATGCCGTCGGCGTAATATTTCTTATCCGAACCAAGATAAGTGATCAGGTTAATATCTGCGTTATATCCGGTTTCACTTCCAACTACAACTTTGGCCGATGGAACTTTTACCTCACGATTGCTGAGAGAAATTCCACTAAAATCTATGAATGCGGAAACAATTTGTCCATTATTTCTTGATCCATCTTCTTTAATTTTAACCTGATAATTATCATTTGTGTTTACATTTGGATTAGAGTTTTTAATTTTTGTTGTATTATCTAAAACTGTAATGGAGGAAGCACATCCACTGCAACCTCCCGTACCGGCAATAAACACCACATCTCGATTTAGTTTTTCGCCATAAATTTGACAGGTAAAACAATTGGGAACATCACAAATACAATCTACAAAATCACCAACTGCATATGTTCCATTGTTTGGCCATTTTTGTTCTTTTTCTTTTGCATATGTGCAACAAGATCCAGTTCCACCAGAGGCACCTGATAAGCCACATATAGAATCATATCTATTTTCAAGACCAACTGTATTACTAAACTCTTGATAATCGATCGTTGCGTTTGCAACTGGAATATAAGATTCTGTCACGAATCTTGCAATTTTATCATCTATTTTATAAAGAGGAAGCCAGGTATATCCATCACTGTATGTTCTATACCCCTCAGTGTGAACGGGTGTTTTTGTAGAATTACTCTGTCTGAATAAATCTTTTCTGTTTTTTGCGTTACTAGAGATACAAAGATAAACAAATCCATTCTGGTTATTATAGACATAATATTGATCGTCTGCTGCATTTCCGCTTGCTAAAAATGGATCATATACCTTTCCGGTTTCGTAATTTATTCTCTCGGTGACAGGATGAACCTCATCCCTTCCTATATTTCTAATTAAAGAGACATCGCCCCAAATTCTTTTACCTGCTATGGTATTATTTTCTGTGCTGGTAGATGTTCCTCCTATAAAGAAAGAATAAACATCTTTTTTATCGGCATTAGAAAACTCAGAGTAAAATCTTTCTAGATTACTATTCTTAAAACTAACTAAACTTTTTGTCGGTACAGGAGTGCTTACCGAATTTGCTGTTTTATAACTTACCATATATTTCCTATTCTATTCCTCTTATGTATCAAACACCTAAACAGATGAATCCAGCGGCACCGCAAGCAGATATACCGTCATTTGGATTAATTGTCAATCCAGAAAATGTCGGTGATAACTCTAAAAACTGCCAAACATTCAAGTCACCAAATTCGGGTGTTATTCCACTCGGAACTCTCAATGCCCATGCTGGATGCTTATGTGATGGTGCGTTGTATGTATATCCTGTACCGAAGTGAAGTGCAGTCAAAGCTCCCCCCGAACACCCGATACAAGCATCAATATCAACAGTTGTTCCTATATAATATGCAAAATAGTTTTCTAAAACTGGAAGTGTTGCATAAGGATCGAAATCTGATGTCGCACCCTCGATTGGTACATAATCATCAATTGTTTTCTCGAAAAATGGTTTAAGTCCAGCCGGATGTAAAATATTCAATAGAATATCGGAGTATTGACTATCATCTCTGCCCGCCTTGATCAAGTAAGAATAGTCTTGATACCACCAACCATCTCTTAGCACCGAATTGTTAAGATATGATCCACCCAGAGATGATATTTCTTCATATGATCCGGTAGATCCATTCTCTGCTGCTCTAAACCCAGAGAATCTACCACCGTTCAATCTCATGATGTATTTTTTAGGATAATCTATTCCGATATTTTCGCCAGAAACACCAAAGCCTGTTACCCCATATAGAGTCTTAAAGAAATATTTAAAGGAATTTTCATTACCTTTTCTATGATAAAATTCAGTTCGTATATTTCGAACAAAATTTCTAAACCTCTCCGCATCTTGTGATATGTCACCTCTATTTTCTATTTTTCCTTCTGGAAAACCAGCAACATATGCTAAAGTTATTTTTTTAAGAAATTCTAATTCGGTGCTGTCCAATGCATACAAAGATTGAAATTCTTCAAGATCTGTATAGTAGCCGGCTCCTTGATCGCTATTTTTACAATACAACCAGTCATAGTAGTTTACTGCTAGTTCTACAAAATTAGCGGGTAAATCTGAATCTCTTTCTAAAATCCACTTCGGTATTATATGTGTAATGTCAAAATTATTCACACACTTTGTGGAATCGAAAGAAAACACCAAATCGTTTTCAACTTGTTGATCATCGCCCTCTTCCCCGTCCGGCCGAAAGTTTCCGGGAGGATCAGTAGGCCTTGGTGGTACACCAACACCAAAATCAGAATCTTTGGTTTTATCTACTAGCCCTGCAATTGCAAAAAGTTCGGCACCCTCAGATCCCGGTTTATTCTGTGTACCCGTGGTTGGTTTTGGTCCGAGCATTAGTTAGGCAATTCCTTTTGTACATTAACTACAAATTCAAAATTACTTAATAATTCTTGCTTGGCCTCAAAGGATATTTTTTTCGGTTTAACAGACAATGTAAACTCGCCAGTCAAAACACCCTGATCTATAATAATAATTCCTCTCTCGTAATTCACTTTACCCACATTAGATTTTACTAGAACCAGAGAATTATTGTTTTCCGTGTATGCATCGAGTTTACCATAACCAGTGTCACTATTATAATCGGAGGGATTTACTGAGTTTCTTATTTGAATATTTTCACCCAAATTGCTTTGGGTTGGTGTGCTAGAGACAGAAAATGCGGTTGACTGTAATATTGGATTTTTAACAAGAATCTGTCTACCATTATTTGTCACTTTTTGTTTTACTTCTAAAGTTGTGCTAATTTCTGATGGATCTACATTTAAACTAGAATCTACTGAAGAAACTCCTGTCACAAGTTGAGACAAGTCTAAAGATTTATTAAATGCTCTTTGAGTTGTTTGATATGTGTTATTTAAGTATGTCGAAATCTTTGATTTCAATTGCTCTTCATTTAGATTTGTTTGATTTTCATCATATGTTACTGTCATACCTATTCGGAGAATAGAAGAAACTGGACCAATATATTCTGGAAGAATTGAAATTGTTAATCTTTCTCTTAAATTGGACAAAGCAGTTTGAACATCAGTTATATCTGGTTCGATTCCATCAGAGTTTTCATCACTGTTAATAAGAGAAACAAATACTCTTCCATAATAGGGTGGATCTTGCTCCTCACCTCCCCATACAGTGAATTTATAATCGGAGTTTTCTACACCCTCTCCGACTGGACTGTTTCCAATTATTGCAATTGCATCTTGTTTTGTAACTGCCCTATCCTGAGCGGCAAAAAACTTGGGTGCAAAGAATTTAATCGATTCAATATTTGGATCAGTTGCACCATTTTCACTTAAACTTTTTGTCTCTACAATTGTATTATTGTTTAGTGTTGTTGCGGAAAAATCAGAAATGAAATTACCAACACCATTCCCTACTTCACCAGAACTTGTAACATAACTCAATCTGACTCTAGTTCCCTCTGGAAGAGCAAGTCCTGCTTGTCTGTCAACATCAGTTGCATAGTTTCCACCGAACACAACAAAGAATCCAGCATCAGTTCTTTCTAAAAAGTAAATTCTAGAATTTTCATCTACATTTTGATTTATGCTACCGGAAGAGATCCATTCAATAAAATCCGTGTCATCTGGTGTTTGAACCTCAACCACTAAAGAATTAATATCGATGTTTACAGTTGAAATAAATGTCTTTGTTCTGTCTAAATTAAGAACTGCCGATATTTTATCGAACAATCTGCTTCCTTGGTGAACTTCAATTAAAGCATCACCGTTTTCGTCTGTTACATATGGTTGAAATGTATAAAAGGTAAAGGATCCACCAGACTCATCTCGACCTGTAAATCGATGATATCTGTTCAGTGTTTGACCAATTCCTGCTGCACGGAGTAGCACTGTGCTTTTTGCAGACTTTGCACCAGGCACCGTATATCCTAGAGGTTTTGCCAATGAAATGAGACTTGACAGTTTTTGCGCAGTGTCAAAAAACATCTCGTTTGCGATCATATTAGAATAAAAGGCATAATAAGTGGTATTATACGCCAGAATATCTAAAAGAGTTGATGCAGCAGAACCCTCGAAGTTATAGTCAGAAAAAACATCTTGGGTTTGAAGATACTGTTTGATGCTATCTTTGATATCATCAAACTCTAAATTTCCGATTTGAATTTGAGGATTTGCCATTATCTAACCTTTGTTATCTTTAAGTTGATTGTTTGTGGAACTGGTTCATCTGTGATCGTATTGACAATATAGTTTAATGTAATATCTAGGAAAAATGGCACACTGTCGTCTATTTTCACACTTTCAAATGTAACCCTAGGCTCATATATTTCTAATTGCTTTTGCATCGAATTGCCAAGTATTGCAACATCTGCATCGGTTAAAATTTCAAAAAGAAGATTATAAATACCAACACCAAATCCCGGTTTAAACGGTTTCTCTCCCGGACTAGTTAATATGATCGAAAGCACTGATTGCTGAATTGCTTGAAGATTTCTGGCAATCGATAGGTCTTTAGTGAATTTGTTTTTACCAAAATCTATGTCAATATCAGAGTATCTTGATTTAGTTTTCATGCCTTATATAGGTTCCTATTGGGGTAGACTTTCATAATCTTCCAAGTTAGTATATGAAGAATCTCTCGTCAACGAAACCTGCATATTATGAGTATTTGTTCCTATCAGGTGGGATACGGATTCTACGAGCCATTTACCGCTAGCAGATTTATCGAACTCATTTTGATTAAAATCAATTTCTTTTATTGAAATTTCAACTAAATTACCCGGCTTCAATGTAAAATCTCCGGGAAGTGACATCTGCGCTTTCATTGCATTGATAAGCGTCATTTGTGCGCTTCGTAGAAGTGGAGTCTTCTTTGGTGTATCCCAGAAGGTAGAATATGTTGACATGTATTCTTTGAATTTAGGATAGTCTTCTCCTACGCACGGACAATTACAACTGCTAGGATGATCGGGATTATCCCAGTCACATCCCATCCAACTCTCGCCAAGAGAGTTTTCTATTGAACCGCAGAATCCGTCTTTCAGTTCAGTCAGCAATTCTTCCAATTCATCGTCAGTCGGTTCTTCTGAAACGGGAAGATCTGCAATGTATTCTTTTGCTTCTTCGTATGATAAAAATGCATCTAGAGTCTCGAACGCAGAATTTACTACAACATATACACTGTCTTCTGGAGATGCGTTAAGACTCTCTACGGCATTTCCTATTGTTGTCCATATCAATTCAAATGGATTGAGCAATCCAAATATAGCGTCCCCTGCAATCGACCAATAATCAATCTGTTCTGATGCACTTGAACTTATTATGAATGCATCTCGTGGCTGAAGTTCTTTACATGGACAATTGCAGTGGGGATCACTTTCTGGACAAAGAGTGTTGTCAACTGGACCTTCGGGATTAGCACACTTGTAGTATCGCTTCTCTTCTTGGGTGATTGGTATTTCGTTCTTGTACCAAACCTCTTTGTGATTTTTCGTTAATTCTAAAAGTTCATTTGGTTCAATCATTGAACCCTCCTTCGCCCTGATCTAGAGGTGGTAATTGATCGCTCGCAGGGAATTTAATTCCACATTGACTTGCAGGGATTTCTCCGTTCTCTGGATCATTTAATCCACAGGAAATACCTTGATGCTCGCCGATCACGAATTGATTTACTGGTTGAGGAGACTCGAAGAGATAAATGTATTCATCATCTTGGTCGCGTGGAGATATATGCACCAAAGAAGATTTTTCTACGCGGAACAATCTAACAATAGTTCCCTTCAGAAGTTTTGTTTCCCCTAGTCGATCGTAGTTTCCATCTGCATCAAATTCGAATCCACCGGATGTAATGCTCTCGTATCTCATGCAATCGAATGTAGCACCTCCGGTAATCGAAGGAAGACTTCCCACTGGTCCAATTACAGTATCTTCTTTATATCGATCAAACTGACGGAAGTAGTCTATTGTTAATCCACCGAAACCTTCGAAGCAACATTCTTGGTCTTCACCATCAGGTGGACATGGAGCAGTCTCTGCTGTGCAACGACTGCATGGATCATCCTCTGGATTATTTTCATCTGCGTAAATAACTTCTCCTCCACCGTCAATACATTGCTGCTCTAATTCCCCTGTTCCTTCGCCCTCAACATCAGATTCGAAATATGTTGTACAGGTTGGCAAACCAAAGGATGTACATTTACAGCATCCAAAAACAGGAAGATCGGGTTCTGCGTCTTCACAATTTTCACAAATACCGAAAGCACCAAAATTACCATTAACTGATGCACAATAAGATGCGGTAACATTTTCTTCGCATTCAGTATATGATCCATCTTCTATGGTTTCCTCTGTTGGACAGCAAGCTCCGAGCATTGGTTCTCCACAATATCCATCTGGACACTCGGTCAAATCAGTTTCATTTATTGGTGTGCATAATGGATCACAGCAGCAAGAACATATTGGTTCAATACTACACTCAACACTATCTCGGGTTTCTCTACATGCTAGAACTTGTGGTTCGGGTTCTGGACCACAACATTGACCATCCGACCCAACTCCACCCTCTATCCAACTACCCCCATCACATTGCCAGCATCGAACATCAGTTCCACCCCACCCACAACTATAGTTTTCATCAAATGGATCGCACACCGGAACTACACACCCGGCCGATCCAGATTCCGGAGGTAAAACTATGACACATCCACCACCTTCTCCGCCACCTTCGTCTGTGTCATCATTAAATGCCAACTGCTCAGGTTCGTCTAAAGTGCAATCTACTTCCTCTGGTATAATTGAGTGTGGATAATATTTTTCATAGAAATCGGTTAAACGAATTCCGTTAGACTTTCCTTTAGGACCATTAAATATTTCTGTTATATTAAATGCATCTACCGTTTGAACTCTTGAATCTGGTCCGGAACCACCAGTGATACTTTGTGCTACGACTAAGAAATTTTCATCTTGGAAATTTCCTGTGTTTAAAATTCTTTCTGCCTCTGCGGTCCCACCTATCCAAATTTCAACGGGTGCAACTTTATAATAATATGAATTATTATCTGGAGTGGTATAACCAACAATCATCCCCAGTCCAATTTCTTCTTTTTCGGGTGTCGGTTGATCTTCGCAACAGATAGAATACTTGTAAACATTCCACTTCTCTTTGAGAAGTCGTTTGGAAGCGTACTGATTAATTAGATCCAGATTGTCCGCACTAAACACATCAGTCTTTATAGTATTTAATGGATCAATTTGCAAATCAGTTTGATCGAACATTGTTTGCCACGATGGAAATGAATTCTTGTCCGTGGTAGATGTGGTGTAATCAAACTTCGTCGGAGATGGATCATTGTATTCATTGATATTGAAAAACCCATAGAAAGAATCAAAGATTTCAGGTCCTCTGGTACTTTCATTTTTTAGTTTTTCTGGAAGAAGTTGATATTCTTCTAAGTGACTCCAGTTATCATAGTCCTTGAAATAATCATATGAAACTGTTGTCCGAATCAGTTTATCTTTTGTTGTCATATACTCTGCATATGAATCATAATATGCAGGTGAAATATGATGATAATAAGATTTATATGCTGGTGAATTTAGAAGTTCTTTTTGATTAATTTTTTTCGTGAAAGTAAAACTAGTAATTGTGTTTTTTTCATCGAATGCGATTGGATTGACTTTATATTGTTTAGGATCACCATCTTTAATAAGACTGTCGATTGATCTAAAATGCCACTGATCTAAATCCTGCCAGAAAAGATAGTTTGCTGCATTTACATTATCTTTCGAGATAGCGTTCTCTGTAAGATAATTCATGTACTGCATTAAGTGAGGTTTGCTTGTAAATTTACTGTAGGGATAACCGGCTTGTTCTTTTTTGTTCCAAATGGAATTTAGAGTTGGCTCGATGTCCATTTCTTTTCTTGTAGAAGAAAACTCTGTTGACTCCGGAGAAAAATATCGTAACGCTAAGTTATTAACAAGTCCCCTTCCTTCATCGTCTGCAATTTTTCCTATGAAAGAAGAACCTTCAGGAATGGCTTCCTCGGTGTTGAAATATTCAACTTCAAATGGTTGGAGTTCTATCGTGTAAACTGTCGAGGGTCCACCAAAGCCGTCAATTGTTGTGCTTGCACTATCTGAAATTTCACTAACTTCGCCCACATGAAATTTAAAATCTTGAGATGTTTCTTCATCGAAACTTTTTGTAGTCATTTCTAGGATTTCGTACCCAGTAATGTTAAAAAGTTCTCCAAATGAGTTTTTGTCCTCTATGAATAATTTACCCGTAACCGAAGGTTCGAACAAACTCTCATTAAAAACTACCCCCCGAAATGGAGGTGTACCGTTTTCTTCAGAAAGAAGATCCATACTAACAGAACCATCCATTTTGACAAGAACTGCTTTTTCGATTGTAATCTGTGTGGGTAATTTATTATCGGTCATTGTATAGTTTCAGTATTTGTCGATCCTGCAAACACTATTCCTCTAATATTTTTTTCTCCCCCTGCGTTTCCGTTTTTAAGGAGTTCTTCTGTATTTGAAGTTATTTCGGAAACAAAATTAACAGGGGGAACTTTTAAATTTCTTTTTTCTGTAATAGTTTCGTTGTATTTTTGACTCACTGTTTTTGCAAAGTACCCCTCATTCAAAGATTCATTTCTTATGAATAAATCTAGAAGACAGTTAGTATTGGTAATATCTTCTGTCGTCGGAGAAATAAATGTGTTTGTCGAAGGAACATAATATGGAGAGATATCACCGTCTCTAGTATAAAATCCATAAAGTCCATTTCCAAAAGATCCAACTTTATACACATTCACGGTTCGCACAGGAGCAGAACCATTTTGGGTTTTTCTTGCATGAAGTACGGTTGTACTAGAACTCCAGTTGTAAATATTTCTATTTGTGCAAAATACAACTCGGTTAACGGAATCATATCTTTCAACTTGTTGATACTGAATAATCTGACTAGATGGATCGAAAAGTGCAAAATAATCACCTGTTACTGGTCGATTCTCAGAATTTACATTAGGAAGATAGAATGACATTTTTTGATCATATGCTTCTTGGGTTTTTTGCACTTCGATGTAAGAAGGGGGTGCTTCTGATCTAGTGCAAATATTATTCATCATCATAATTTGCCAATATGCAGATGGATCGTTATACTGTTCTAACGCAACATCATCAACTGTTTGAGTTGAATTTGCGTTGACTGTTTTCCAGTTCTGTGGGTTTTCTCTAGTTTCTTGAGAGAAAGCAACTCTTCTAAAAATATCACTTACTTCGATATTTCTATTACCCAGTGTGTAATTCATTTTTGGTAAGTATTTTAGATATGTCATAGGATGCTTCCTTGTGCTGCCCTTATTTCAGATCTAGATTGAAGTTCTCCAATAACTCCACCGTCCTTTCTGAGAAGAGGATCGATTTCCGTAAGACCAATACTCAAAGCGAATGATGTAGGAAGTTTATAATTACCAGGCACATTCATTAAAGCACTGGTGTCTCTGTCAACCGATACATTCGTTAAAAAGCATGTTTTTGGATTTTGGAGAAATGCACTTTTTGCGAATGAATTATTAGAATAAGTTCCGTTACTTCCAGTTGAAACTTCTATAGTCCACATGGGTGGCATAATCATTCTTGTTGAACCACCAAATCCACCAGTTCCGGCGGTAGAAGGGAGAGAAAAACTTGTTAGCAAATTACATATCTTAACCATTTCCGCTGATTGTTCGAAGGAAATGGAAGTAAATACCCAATTGAAAGAATATCGTCTTTTCTCTGCCTTATTCAAACTAAGTTCGGTGACATCCATCGGTCTTCTTCCCAAATCAACACCGCTAAGAGATTGGAATTGATCTCCAATTATTCTTCCGGGAAGATTCAACAAGTTAGATCCAAGATTTCCCGTTTCGGTGAAGAGTTTAGCGACAATCCCTTGCTCCTTTGCCAATTCTTCGTTATATGATATATTTAGAGCAGTTGGTGCAGATTCGGGGAAAGGTAAAATAAATTCGTGCAACTTCGCACCTCCATTTGCTCTGACACTTGGAGTATTGCTAAATTCGTGACACCGCAATATAAGAAAAAGAGGAACTGAGGTCTTACCCACAGCATCTTCCTGTGTTCCTGATGTGTTTACTTCATCGTTTTCTGGAAGCAGTCTAAATGTTCCCATTGCTTTGTTTTCCCTATATACTTTGATATGGCATATAAAACTAAATTTTACCCTAACAATGCTTCCAAGTATATAGGCAATCCAGTAAAAATTATTTGCAGATCTTTATGGGAAAGAAAAGTCTGTAAATGGATGGACAGCAACAAAAATATACTGCGTTGGGGCAGCGAAGAGATTGCAATTCCATATCTTTCACCAAAAGACAATAAAGTACACAAATATTACCCAGATTTCATAGCAGAACATAAAAAAGACAATGGTGAGATAGAAACCCTCGTCATCGAAGTAAAACCCGACAAACAGACAAAACCACCAAAGCCAAGAAAAAAAACCAAGGCTTTCTTGGGAGAATGCCTCACTTATGAAATAAATAAATCAAAGTGGGAAGCAGCAGAAAAGGTGTGTAAAGACAAGAACTGGAGATTTGTCATTTTAACAGAGAAACAAATTTTCCCGGAGAAAAAAAATGGCAGATCCTAGAGTAGATTCGCTTGTAAATAGAATTACAGAAAACCCTCCTGTCAAATCGCATCAATTTGATGCTTTTATCACCATACCCGATGGAACTCAATATGATGTTAACACTGCATTCAGTCAGCCTGTTGTGAGTTTTACCACAGGGACTAGATCAGTTCTTACAAAAGAGTATGCTTACTATGGAGTAAAAAGAAAAATACCATACAAAAGAAATTATGGAGATTTATCAATTACTTTTAAATTAGATGAATTTGGATCTATTCAAGAACGAATAGAAAATTGGATGAATCAATTAATTAACCCAGTTAGTGATATTTTAACTCCGTTTAAAACACTATCAGGAGGTATGGTGACTCTACAGGAAAGAGCATTCAACAATAAAACACTAAATGTAGGAATGCCAAGATATAGATTCTTCGAAGCATTTCCTGTTGAGATATTGCCCATAGAATTCAGCAACGAAACAAAAAATAGCACCGTAAATTATACCGTGTTGTTTGCGTATAAAGATTATCAGTTTGACAAAATTTAAGGAGATTATGAATGCTATCTGATATATTATTGGAGTCGATGCCAAGGTATCAAACAACAATACCCTCAAGTAAAAAAAGCGTAAGTTATAGACCATTTTTAGTAAGAGATGAAAAAACACTTTTAACTGCACTAGAAACATCTAATTCAGAAAAAGACATGATTCTGACTCTTTCAAATTTGATCAAAAACTGTTTCGAGGGAATCGAAGATATCAACGAACTATACATGTCGGATCTCGAATATCTTTTGCTTCAACTAAGAAGCAAATCAATCGGAGAGATAGTTGACTTTAGTGTTCTTGGGGAAGATGGAAACCCAATAGAATTTTCAATTGATTTGGGTGAAGATATTGAAATTATAGGCGAATTCGGAGATAAAGAAATAGACTTAAACGACAGACTTTCGGTAACATTTAGACATCCAAGAGTGAAAGACTTTTTGACAGATAAAATCACATCTTCAGATTCTGAAAATTATATCGAAATGATATCCAAATGCCTTTTACAGATTGAAACCCCAGAAGAAAAACTAAACGCAGAAATTTACTCTGATAGAGAAAAGCAAGATTTTGTGGAGAGTATGAATAAGAAACAGTTTCAAAAAGTATTAGATTATTTTGATAAAATGCCAAAATTGATAACAAAGAAACAGTACATCGAAGGAGATCATGAAAAAACAATTCAATTTGAGGGAATTAAAGATTTTTTCGTATAGCCCTCAGTCATTTAGACTTATCTAATTACTTTAAATTAAATTTCCAGTTAATTCACTATCATGGATACAATCTGACAGAGATAGAAAACTGGATACCGTGGGAAAGAGAAGTATATGTGGCGCAGGTGAGGGCTTATGTCGAAAAGGAAAACGCAAGAAGAGAACAAGAGGAATCAAATGCAAAAACCTACTATTAAAGCGTCAAAAAAACCGTTTAAAAACAAGTCATCTCTTCTGAAAAAAAGAGAAACTGGGACATTACTG